TGTGTTGAATGCAGCGAAGGCCAGAATTCACAGGAAGAGGGAATCCACATCTCTCCCGGAGTTCATCCAGTTTTGTAATCAGTTCCAAGTTGATTATAGCTTCACCATTTTCAAGACTCCGGCAACCGCATTTGCATTCGAGTTCATCCCGATTGAAGAACTTGATCACTTCCCAGTTAATAGACATAGTTATCCACCCAATGATATATTTAAAAAACTTCCTTCTTCCGAAAGAGGTAAAAATAGAACCTTTAAAAAACTATTACTTAGTGCGATTTTGCTCAAAACTCTCCAAAATTTTATCGTCTAAAGTATTGTCAGTCTTGGAGACAGCATAGCGTAATAGCTGAAATATCAATTCCTCCACCATTTTTTGGGTGAAGAATGATGTAATAATGGCCTTTATTGAGGTTGTTAAAACTGGTACTAAAAATCCCATATTACCCTTTCCTTACTTGTAACATTTCTAGTTGCTTGGTTGCTTCTAATTCTCTTTCAATATTCTCAAGCCTGGCAGATACACCTGCCATATGACCTGAACACTCTGCACTAATTGCGACAAATTTATCAAAATTCTCTTTCTGAGTTGCCCGGTTTGCTTTGTCTGTTCTGTAAGTCCATAAAAATAAACAGACAATAATTGCTCCTGCAAACCCCTGGTCAAGCAGTATTGTAATAACATCATCAACTGCAGTCTCTGCAGAAGAACCCTTGACTGGTGGGTATGAAGGATTAGGAGTATTAGCCTGGGCAATAACATCTGTAAAAGCAGGTTCACTCCAGGCTAAAGTTCCTATCAATAACCCTACTGCAATTAAAATATTTTTCATTTACAATCCTCATTTCTATTACTAAAGACACATTGCCAATAGGGATTTTTGTTAAACTTGTTTGATTCAATCGTTCCCCTCCAGGGTTTGTCATCTTCCCAGTATCCTACCTTAGATGGAGTAGCACAGGCATTTACAATGAAAGACCAGATGATTAGGATATAGAGACCATAACGCCATAAGAGTAACTCAATCATTCAGTAGTGTTCTTGCTCTTGTCATGCTCTGTTACTCCTTTGGTTTATTTGGTATGATGACTGTTTTTTGTCATTTGATTTTGTTCTTTTATAAAATCGGCCCAAGCAGTCTTTACTTCATCATTCCAAACTTCTTCTGCTTTGTCCTTAACTTCCTGATGTTCGTCATCTGCAAGAGTCATATCTGGTGTAAAAACTCTCCTATGGTATTCACCTGAGTCTGTAAGTTCTCTTATTTGAAGATGCTTGTAGTCGGTGACTACTTCTATTTTATCTAATTTCATAATTTAACTGGATATATATGTTAGACCAAAAAAAACTTCACTATCATTTGAAAAATCTGTGTTGACTATATCAGTACGAGTACCGCCATTAGTAACTTCTTGTACTAGAATATTTGTAGTACCTACATCAACAGCAAATAGGGGATGATCTGCAAAAGTAACTTTATTAAGATAACATGAAGAAGCAGAATAATGATTTGATCCACTTTTGCAAGTAAATGGCAATCCACGAATAGAAGCTGAACCTGATCCAGCACCTTTACTACTTAATGTTAATAAGCCAGTTATTGTTACTGTATTCCCAATTTTAACATAACCACCACTTTGAGTACCATAACCTCCTGCTTGAGTGCTACCAAAATACACTGTCGGAGTCCAAGTCCCTTCCTCATAATCCAGTTCAGTCTCACCGATAATCCCTGACTTACTTCCTGTCGAATTAATTAAACCACTCATGCTAACTCCTATGTAAAGTCTTGGTCTATGTAACTGATGTAAAAGTCACCATTTGTAGTGCTATTATAAACATCTAAATCATCATTTTCTTCCAGAACAAATTTATCATTCCATACAAAAGTTTCTTTTGCTCCCACAGGTTGTCCCTCAAGAAGTACAATATCATTTGTCCCATCATTTACCCTCATATATATCCACCCAGCCGCATTTTGTAACTCACAAAACACAACAGAAATAACTGTATAAATATGTCCTGCTGTACCAGAAAGTATTTCTTGCCAACCAGCATTAAGTCCATGAAGAGTTGCTCGTCTTAATCGTTCTGAGCCTGAACCTGTCGGCATATTTAAAGAACTACCTGAACTTACTAAAGTTCCAGAATCATCTGCCATTTTATCCTCCTAATACCATTGCTTGATGTGTTGAATGTTGCATAAATGCACCTTTCTGTTTAATTTTCTTATTTGTTGCTGTTTCCAGATCTCCTGCCAGAGTCACATTCTCATTAGCATCAATTGTGATTGCAGTTGCATCTGCACTTGAACTAATCTCTCTTGCTATATCTGCAACATCTCTTGCTCTGCTCATATCGTTACTCTACTGGTCCTGAGTTATCGTTTCCTATGTACATAAGTTATTCTGGTTTTGGGAATTTATTTTTTATTTTTTTACGTTTATCTTGAATAGCATCCAGTTGATCGTCAAGTATTGCATGCATACACTCTTCAAAACTTGGGTATTCTGCTAAACGTAATATTTTATAACCATCAGATGTTGTTTTTAAATATGCATTAGTAATTTCTCCATATTCTTCTGGAGTTACTAATTTAACCTCTAAATCTGCTCTATCTATTTGAGAATTGTTTTTAAAACAAGTTTCATCATCTGGTTCAATTCCTGAATATGCTTCTAAAATTTGTCCTGTGGATTTTTGTTTTACAATTTTCATGTCATTTCTCCGTAATATTTAACAATGTAAGTAAGACCATGAACTGTAGAAGGAGTGCTAGTTAATGTATTTGCAAATGTAAAACCATCTGAATCAAATGATGTAAATGCAAATTTTTGATATGCACCATCTTCAGTTGAAGTTGAATCTGAAGTTGAAGCAAAGTGAGTAGTCAATACTGCCGTTGCTGAATTTTGAGAAAATTGTATACATTGCTGTGTTATTGTTGAACCAACTTTTTTAGCATATCCATATGATCTCAGAGAAGAATTAATTGCTCCTGTATAATTAACCCATGCTTCAAGATAATTACCTTGAAAGCCTACTCCTGTTATTGATACATTCCCCGATGCCATTCCTTGTTCAAAAAATAGACCCCCATTTTTACTTTTATTGGTAGTGTCCCTGCCGTTATCGTTGCATTATGCAGAGTAGAAGCACCACCATCACCAATCTGTATAGCATAGTTACTATCTACCTGATCCTGACCCTGTATTAAAGTTTTGTTGCCTGTGCCAGCAGCACTCTTGATTTTAAAATCTGCCATAGTTATCCTTTCGGGTATTTGTCCTTAGTTTTCTTAATTACTGCTTTCCATGAATCAATGCCATTATGATATATTTCATCGAGTTGATTTGGGATACTTGGGTATTCTGATGCTCTGGATCGTTGGTATTGGTTTGCATTATACTCTGCTTGTAGCTCTTTTAACTTTGTATCTATTTCTGAATCAGAAGGTTGTGCTGTTTTAGAGTACCACTTTGCTATTTTACCTTCTTTTATTTTCCAGCCTCCATCTATGCCTAAAGCATAAAGAGCATCAGAAATTGTTGGGGGGAAATTACTCATTTTTGTACCTCCATTAATTGCATTGACATCCAACCATCCTCTGTGTAATTATTCCCAACACTAACATTTGCGGTATTACGTTTCCTCATAAATAAAGCATAATATAATGTATCCCCAACATCCTGTGAAGGAGAATCTTGGGCAGTAAAAGTTGTAACAAATGACATTTCTCCAGAGCTTGGATTAAAAAATAAAGTCAGAGGTCCTGTCCCATCAACTGTATTTTTAGTCCATACAGCAGTATCAGAAGTTGCTACTGATGAACCTTCTTTTCTATATATTTTCATCCCCATTCCAGCACCATCCCACATCCACACATTGAATGAACAAGTTACAAATACATCAGAAGAACCACTTTTTAATGTAATAGCATTTTCCCAATAATTTACATAACTTGTAGTTAGTGCATTAACCTCTGTTACTGTATAATGTTTAACTTGAAGCACATGCCCTGCTGGAAACGTACAGTTACTCATATCTGCAACAGTAGGTGTAGTCAGGGTTGCATTAGCAACAGTAACACCAGAGTCTGCCGTTGTGAGTACTGCACCTCCTGCCTGATCCTTCAGGATTAACTTATTTCCGCTTGTTGCTTCTGGTTTTATTATTAGGTCTGGCATATCTAACTCTTTGGATATTTGGTTTTAACTGCTTGTCTTTTCTCTTGTAAGGCAGTCAAGTCATCATCTAGGATTGCGTGGACACATTCTTGTATAGAGGGGTATTCTGCCTCACGTTTTCTTGCATAGGCTTGTGCTTCCCAATCACTAACCATTGAATTATATTTAGCATCAATATCCGATTGAGAAGGTGGTGTCTGACCACTATTATAAAGAACATTCCTTCCGTCACTTGATCCAGATATTGAACCTCCAACTAATTCAACGATTGCTTCAAATTTAGTAGGTTTTGTCATTTTATGCCTGTATTTCTTGTATTAAAATAAATCCATACATACCTTCTGTATTTGTGTATTCACCACTATTACCTATATATGTACTCCCAGAACTACCTTCCCTAGAAACTTTTATTGAAATATTAACATTTGAATAACCACTAATATTGTCTCTTACTACAGAAAAATGAATTGGGTGTCTATGAGAACCATCAGAGTACAAATTCGTTGACCCTATTGTTGTGGAATCCTTATAAAAAACAATATTTGCTCTTTCATTCGGGCCTGTACTTGTAGTCTCCCAAAATCCTCCTGTAGTAAAAATTAAAGTATTACCATCAGTTGCAGTAAATCCTGTAAGCTGATAAGCCCCATTTAGATTTAAAAGTACAGGAGAGGTTGTTAATGCTTGACTATAATAATCAGTGTTACCATCCCCTGTAGGTATTATGACTTTCCTTGTCTGGATCACATGCCCTGAAGGAAAAGTAACAGCACTCCCAATCGTGCCTGTCATTCCAGTGAGTGAGGCATTAGGGGTTTGGGCCAGAGTTGATGCCTCTAGTGATCCTGTCCCGGTAATTGTCCTAGTTGAAGTATCATTTGAAATCGTGATTGCATTTGAGTCATCACTTAGTTTTGCCAGTACTAAGTTGTCTGAAATAGTTACATCACCTGCCACTGTGAAAGCATCAGATAACATCAGTTGGTGATATGCATATGTACCTGAAAGATCCTGTGAGGTTTGTTGCTTTATTCCTCCATCCAGTTTTAATGCTCCAGTCATGGTATCACCTGAACTCTTGAGGGCATCAGGTAAGGCAAACGATTCCACTACATCAATCCTGATAATGTCTCCATCTGCAGGTGCAGTTCCAAATACTACTGTTGTATTGGTAGTTGTATAATCATTTGATCCACCTTCTACCAGGAGGACTCCATTTAACCATACATTTACATGATCACCTGCATCAGATGGAACAGAAAATGAGGTTGTTCCAGAACTGGTATCTGTTGCCTGGAGGAACTCATATTTCTGGATTGAAACTCCAACCTGTTCTGATTGTTTACCTAAGTATGGCATTAAGTCATCTCCATATATGAAACTGCTATGTCAAGTCCAGTACCATCTGCCTGGGCCTTTAAAATATCTCCTGTTTGCATTACCACTTTATTTCCTCCCATTATCTCCAGGGATGATGAATTATTAATTGGTGCATCTTTTATCAGGTATGTTGATTCATTTGCATTTGATGCTCCACTATTTACAGATGTTGCAGTTGTTGATACTAACTGAACTGATCCTTTTACTGTTCCTGTTGTTGTATTACTCAACATAATTCCAAGCACTATTGAAGTGGTTGAACTTGGAACTGTATATATAGTTTCCAGGCTTGTACTAACCCCGGCTTCATTTGTCATTCTGAAAGTGTTTGCCATATCAACCTAAAGCTAAAGAAAGGGCCGTAACGTCATCAAGAGATGCTGCAGTAAAGCTTGCAGTTGAGGCAGATGTTGCTCTACCTTTTGCATCAAAAGTAATAACTGGAATTGCAGATGATGATCCATATGAACCTGCAGATACTCCTGAGGCTGCCAGGGTCAATGCAAGAGATGTTGTCCCAGATCCTGTTGCATCACCTGAAGCAGTTATAGTCTGGTTTGCAGTTAAAAAAGTGGATGCATCAATGTCATAAGTTTCTGAGCCTGTTCGCTTGACAAACCCGGTATCACTATCCGGGATGTCGGTGTGCATGAGAGCTCCTGCACTATTGACATTAGTTGCATCAGTTACGTCTGCACCAGTTTCAATTCCATCCAGTTTAGTTTGATCTGCAGTGAGAAAAGTACCTGTAGTTAATTTCAATGCTGCCAGACCTGCACATTCACTATCCATTAAGGCACCTGCAGCCGTAACATTAGTAGTGTCTGTTACATCTGCAGAGGCTTCAACTCCTGCAAGTTTTGTTTTTTCTGCATCAGTATATGCATTGGTATCTGACTCTCCCTCATAGGCACTTTTGATTTGTGAACCTGTCTGGTCACCTGTATTGTTTCCTGAAATAGATGCATCTGAAAGTGCAGAACTTAATTGGGCAACTGTAAATGATCCCAGGGTGGTGGCATTGCCTGAAGAAGTAACATGACCAGTCAGGTTTGCATTAGTTACAACAGTTGTTGCAGTTCCTGCAGTAAGATTTGCTGCTGTTCCTGTTACATTAGTCATCACCCCAGATGCTGGAGTTCCCAGGGCAGGAGTTGTCAGAGTAGGAGAAGTAAGAGTCTTGTTAGTTAATGTCTGAGTCCCGGTTAATGTAGCAACAGTTGAGTCAATTGCAATATCATCTGCATTTGCAGTTATACCTGTACCACCAACCACATTTAAAGTAACATCACCTGTTACTCCTCCTCCAGTTAATCCTGTTCCTGCAACTACTGAAGTTACATCACCAGGTTCATGTACTTGAGAATCTACATATGCCTTAATTGACTGTTGGGTTGCAAGATGTGTTGCAGAATCTGAGGACATATTATCCTCATCTTTAATTGCAGTTCCACTTACACCAGTATTAAGTACTGGACTGGGAATTGTAACTGCACCAGTAAATGTTCCACCTGTTTTTGCAACTATTGCATCATCAAGTGACTGGAATGCATCATTTACAACCTCACCCCATTCACCCCTGGAACTTTCTGCACCAGGAACTGGTAATGTAATATTTAAGTTAGTTGTTGGATTTGCCATATTTAATAAAAACTGCCTTTTGGTCCATAAGTATTAATAACTATTTTACCATCATCACCTGCTCCACCATTTGTATCGTGATCTCCTTTTGATCCATAAGAATTCCCTTCTGATGAAAGTGTGGATGAGACTAAATTATCACTTGCTATATTTGAACCCCTGGTGTTTCCTGCTGCCCCTGCTGTTCCATCTGTTTCAGATACTGTATATCCTGCATTACCTCCTGCTGCAGTACAGTTAGCAGTTACTGCAACTGTTCCTCCTGTTCCTCCGGCCCCATTGTAAACATATATATTGGTATTATTAGCAGAACAAAAAAGCCTGGAACCATAACCACTTCCTGTACCATTACCACCTGCTCCCCCGGTTTTTGATGTTCCTACTGAGGACATATATGCTTCTCTATAATCCAATTCCATAGGACTTGCATATGATCCTCCTGTACCTCCACTTGAAACATCAACTGTATAAACTTGACCTTCTTTACATTCAATTACTGCATCTATCCGGCCCCCATTTCCTCCAACACCACCTTCTGCATATTCAGTTAGAGTTGTATTAAAACTGGGGCAATTATAGTGACCACCTGGCAAACCTGCACCACCTGTTCTTACTCCTGCTCCTCCACCTCCTGCAGCAGAAATTATAACCACTTCTAAATACCTGACATGTGCCGGGACAGTGAAAGACTGGCTTGTACCTGCATTATAAGTATATGTATTAAAAAGTGTATACCCATGACTCTTTTGTGTTTTGTGTACTATTTTCCATTCACCACCATGCTTCAACCAGATATGATGAGCCAGTTTCCAACCATCATCATTTACATATGGAACCTTAACTCTTTTATCTGTTCCACTAACATTTACCCAAGTTCTTGTGGAATCGTAATCGTAAGTAGCCATTTATGCATACTCATAATGAATATCCCCATCAGATCCTCCAGAAGGAGCCCCAGTTGTTTGTGTTCTGTTCCCTTTACCATTTGTTCCTATTGAATAACCACTCATAGTTATTGTGTCTGCAGTTGTAGTAAGTGCAGAACATCCTGCAATTGTTCCTGAACCTGAAAGGGCATATGTACCATCTGCAACAAGACCATCAATATTTGCAGTACCATCTATATGAAGATCCTGCCATTCTGCACCTGCTCCTCCAAGATCATAAGTTCCATCTGTTTTAGGCAGAATGTCTGATTTAACTTTAGATGCAAAAGTAGTTTCATCTGCATCTACATCATTCCCCAGGGTTGTATGACCTTCTACTGTCAGGGAGTCTACTGTTGTTGGTCCTGCATCTATATATCCTGCTTCCAATACCAGTTCTACTGTAATTGTATTTTCAGCTGCTGCTGTTACTGTTGCTAATGCAGAACTTACAACAATTGCATTTGCAGATGATTTTGATACGATTGTGTGAACACCATTATTTGCAGCATTGGAAGAACCAGAAATCCTGACTTTATCTGCTGCCTTAAAATCTTCAAATAAATCACCTGATGTGGATGCAATTGTTCCATTTGTTCCAGTAGTAAAGGAAATTACTCCTGAAGAAAATCCTTTTACAATTCCATGATCTAATTTATTAACTAATTGTGCATCCACCTCTGTTATGGTTTCATGGATGTTGGTGCCCCAATTTTGGTTATCACCCCCTATTTCAGATTTAGTCAGGTTGTAGTTTGTTGTAAATGTATTTGCCATAGTACTATTGTTGTGTCCAAGTTACTGATTCAGGGCTTTGAGTTGCCCATGTTGCTGATGTGGCAGTTTGCCCAGTCCAGCTTGCAGATGAAGGATTCTGGACTGTCCAGGTTGCAGAGGTTACGGCAAGTGAATCCCAGTCAGTTTGCCCATAATATCCTGTTCCAAATAATCCCTCACCATATAAATTCCTGCCTATTATTGTCCCAGTCCATGTTTCATTCATGTGTAAATATACTTAGGTCTCATAGTTAGTGTTCCACCTGCATATCTTGATTTATCATCAGACATAATCAACTCTGCTTTTGCTCTTTCCAATGCCTGACCCCACATCTGGGCAGACTGGGGGTCCATTAAATATGGAGAGGCATGCATTAGCGTAGAGTAAAGATAACAGTCAGGGTTTGCAGTTAATAACCAGTTGTTACCTGAATCCCCCTGGGCAGATAATGCCGGGATGTCCTGGTAATAATTCATCTGTACAGTGTAACTAACATCTGGTGTAGGATTAAGCTGCAGGGTCTGACCTTCAATCGTATAATGAACCGGGATACCTGTTTTGTTGCTCTTCTGTTCCCTATAGTCATCTGACCGATCTGATGTTGCATAAAGCAATCTCCTGGGTGGATCAGTTGATGTGAGCTCCACATTCAACATTTCCTGGAAGTCAGAAGGAAGTGCAACATACTGAGCATCTGTTGTGGTAGTTGCTCTTGTGAGCATATCCCTGGTTCTCAGGGTCCTGTTGAATGATGCTTCTGCAAGTGCAATAAATTCAGGTATCCTGGAAGTCAGATCTGATCTGTTAAGCCAGTTTGATGTTGCAGTTTTCAGTTCTGCATATGTTGTAATTGCCATCTAACTCAAATGTCCTTCCCAGGTTTTAAATACTTTATTTTCTGGCCTGTCAAGCCACTTTAATAATCTTTTTTTATCATGCAGAATCCCATCTCTACTCAATTGGGCTGCAATAACTGGGGGGATTTCTGCAGCATGTCTGACTTCATTCTTCCTGTCAACAGGCTGCTCTCTGAGGTATTTTGTATAATCTAAGGTAGGCTTAATATCCTGGGTCTGGGTGATATGAAAGGTCCCATCACCATCCTCTGTATGGACAGCTGTCTGGACTCCATTCACCTTCCCCATATCTGTAGTCATCTTGGGCATAGCAATCCATATTTTCTCTCCAAAGTTTGTTAAAACCCCTCCCGAAAGAGGGGTCAGATTAAGGGTTAAACCAGGTTAATTATGCACCAGAGCAATCTGCCAGAAGGCCATGAGCTAGTTCATTATCCACCTGCAAACCACCTTCCCAAATTATGTACCGGCCTTGAGCATCGCCAGTTCTCCCAATATCTTGGGTTTCAAAAGCCCGGAGTTGGGCAACCTTAACGTACTCAGGATTAATCACCAGGATATCCTTATCACCCCGGATAAAACGATCTGCCTGAATCGCATAAGTGCCAAAATCCCCAATGTAGACAGACACATTTGCCTGTACTTCATCAGCTTTTGATGGAAGTGCAACAACTTGTGTAGCTGAGGCCCTCCCTGAGAAGGTTGAGATTTTTTGTTTATTTGCACTTGAACAAATAATCTGGTTTGGAGCGTCTCCCGAATTGTCAAAACACAATTTCAAAACTGCTTTCAGAAGTGTTTCTGTTGCAGCCCGGGCCGTTCCGTCACTTCTGGCAGTCGATCCAACAGCAGCCTGAGCTGCAGTAGGGTTGGTTCCACCAGAGTGTTTGTCAATATTAGTAGCAAGTTTTGCCAGGATACCTGCAGATGTTCTTGCAGTTCCATCAGCACCTGTATTTACTACTGAGTTGCCAAGCATGAGCTTTTCTACGTCACGTTTTAACGCTCTGCTCATTATTGCCATTTGGTGTCCCAGAGCGTCTGGAACGCCTGCTCTGTCAATTGCAGCCTGAGTACCAGTTACTGCTGCACTCCTATACAGGATTTGACACTGGTTGCTGTTGCGAACAGTATTATTTGCTGCTTGTGCTGCAATAGTATCACCTTCCAGACGAGCGGTAGTAGCTACAGCTGGCAAACTTTCAGTTTGGTGTTCGAATAAAACATTGCTCACACTCCTCTTGCCTGCCATAGTGACAAAAGGTGTTTCTTCCGGGGATATATTATAAATCACATCCGAAAGATCTTCTCTAATACCTTTTGCACCATCGCTATGAGTTGTGAGAGCGTTGGTTACGAGAGCCATAAATTTCCTTTCATTTCAGTTAATGTTAATCGGGTTTACAACATCTGTTTGAAAACTTCTGTTGCATCAGACATTGAACCAGATTTTGCAAGTTTCATTTTGGCTTTAGTAACTGAGGTATGTTTCCTGGGCTGGTTCCCTGCTGAGCCGGGAGTGGCAGGCCGGATTGCCTCTTTTGCAGGTTTGAGTCTTACTTTACCCTTACCTGAAAGTCCTGCTGCTTTCATTCCTGACCTCAGGGCTAAAACTGCTCTATGGTCATAAATATTGGCGAGCTCTTCCTGGGAGTAGCCAATACTCTGGGCATACTGCCTGATTTGCGACTTTTCCTGTTTCATAACCTCAGGATCTTTCCATTCAGGAATGGTTTCAACAAGAGTCTGGTGCTGCTGAGTAATATACTCCTGCATTTGCACCTGTTGTTCTTGAGCCTGCTGCTGTTGCATCCTCATGTGCTCCTGCTGAAGTTCAGCTTGTTTCTCTTTCCTGGATCTTGCATCTTCTTTCTGCTTCATCCATTCCAGAGGATCAGCTTCATATAACTGGTCCCAGTCCGGCTCTTGCGGTTGCTGAGATTGCTGTTCAGAAACTAATCGGTCCAGGTTCTGTTGGTACCTTAACTGCTCCTGTTTGGCTGCTTCCTGGGCTGCCTCAAGTTGCTTGCGTGAATCTGCTAATGCCTGTGTTTTTTTAGTATAATCACTCTGTCTAAGATAACCATCTTTCAGTTCAGGGAGGGTGACCTCATAATCCTGACCATCCAGTTTAACTGCATGGTATTCTTCTTCAGGTTCCTCCTGCTCTTCAATCTGTTCATCTTCTTCAGTAGTAATTTCAGCATCTGTAGAATCTTCTGTATCTACTTCTGTAGATTCTTCAGGTTCTACTTCTGCCTCTGTTTCTGCACTTACTTCCTGTTGATTGTCGGGTGGTGTCCCGGTCAACATTGACTGAAATGCCTGTTCTGCTTCTTGGAGTCCGCTTGCCATTGGTTGCTCCTGTTTAAATTGTTAAGATCGTTTTTTGATCAGTTTATTAAGTTGAGCTTTATGTAGCTCACCTCTTTCCATTATAACACCTAAATGTGCCCTAACCTGTGCTGTTGCCCAGACAAGTTGCCATAGCACTTCTCTACCTTCAGAATCTTTCAAGTCTGAAGATTTCCAGGTGTCTAAATAAAGTTTTTCCAGTTCCTCAAATGCCTTTATGAGTACCGGGTCATTTATCAGTTCTTTTGCCCTTTGGGAGTCTTTTAACTCCTGGTCTATCTCATCCATACTATTTTAATAAAGAGTATAATCCCAACTCTTCAAGTTGTGGAGGAGATAGTCCAGGTGGACTATTTACTGGGGGAGGATCTAATCTTCCAGGAGGGATCCCCCTGGCTTGATAGGCCGTTGGTGGAATACCACTTCTATGGGTTTTCCCGGTTGTTTCTTGGATTGTTTTTTGGAGGAAGGTTTCAAATTCTGACCTGTGATCAGTTCGTAACCTCTGTGTAAAGTCTCTGTTGGTTCTTTCTGAAATCCTTTCCAGGTAATCTTTGCCATCTGCTTTCTCTGTCCAATCGTTTTTGTGCATTCTTATATTAACATCATTTCCCTCAATTGTAAAAGCTATTTCTTGACCAGGAAAAACATTGTTAACAGTATTAAAAATCTGTTGATTATTATCTTCAAAATATCTTCTCAATTCAGCTTTTGACTTAAATGGGTTATATTCAAATGGAACCAGAATCCTGATTCCTGCATTCCCATCTTTTACTAAAGGTTGATAACCTTGGAACAATTCTGGATTATATTCATTAACTGCTTTCCAAATTGCTTTTAAGTTATCACCTTCTTGGATTAAATTAGTTCCCTCCTCTAAAATATCAATTGCTAACCCATTTGAATTTGCTGACCCCTGTGATACTGGTCTATGTGCCCAGACTTCTGTTTGTTGGGCAAGATACCCCACAATATTTGCATATAGATCTGCACCCTCTGGAGATGAAAGTAAATTCTCAACCATTGCTGGATTAGTACTTGTAACACCTTCTTCTGTCCAACCTCCTGATCCATGAATACGAATCATGTTGAGAGTGCCTGCCAGTTCATTTGCCCTATCTGAAATCCAGGACATCCCTTTTCTGGTTACATCATATTGTTGTTCTTGAGTTAATCCATAAAACTGTTCTCCATACTTTTTATCAAAAGGAGACCCCTGACCAAATGCAAGTTCTGCACTTACTCTCTGAATATTTTTTGCAATTGCGGTTGGGATGTCTTCTCCAGGTTGACTATAAAGTCTCGACATTGCAGTCCATCCAATTGCCTGGACATCTCCTGGGTCTAATTCTCCAATCCCATATTTTTCACCCCAACCCATTTTATTCAGACTACCAGTAATCTTTCTACCTTGATCTGCTGCAAATTCATAACTTGTTTCACTAGGAGCAGCATCAAAATCTATAGTCAAACTCCCTTTGGGAATCTTGTAATTCTTTTTTAACCAACTCATAAATACTGGGTCTACCAGTCCAAAATCTCTTGCTGTATGCCTATCAACTACGAATGGGGCACCTGCTCTTGCATCATTATTATAATAAGTCCTGGTTTTATTCTGGAGTGCTGCATCCACAAAATCAAAAATCTTCTGGCCTGCTCCTCCTGTAATGGGTTCCCCCTGGGCAAGTTGATATAATGCAGAATCTGCAGTCCCAGACTTTAACCTAGATGGATCATCAAATGGGATTCCTCTTTTAACCTGTTCTCTCTGCCTCATATAATTTCCAAGAGCCATTGTGGGACTTTTACCTTGTGAAGCAACCAGCATTCCAGCCCTTATTTCTGGAGTCAGATCTTCTCCAACACTTTCCAGAAAAGGCTGGAGCATCTTACCACTACGATACCACTCATAAGCATCTATAATTTCATCTCTGGATAATGCCCCTTCAATTTTTCTTATCCACCCTTTTGTGGTTTGTCCTCCAATTTGAATAGCAGGCAGATTTGTACCCTTTCTAGGTTGAAGTGTAATTAAATTATTTTTTGGACTACCTGGTTCCTTATAATCTGGATTCTTTATTTTTTTCTGTTTTGTTGTTTCTGCACGTTTAATTTTTCTTATCACTCTTTCTGATGAACCGGGGGGAGCAAGCATCTGGAACCCTTTCCCTTTACTTAAAACTCCTGCTGCTCCAAATGGGACAGAACCTAATAGACTTAATAATGATCTTGTACTTTGTTCTAGAGGAAGGTCAGATGGTGGAGGAATAACACCTAATGATTCCCAGAGTCTCTCAAGTGACTTACGCCCACCAACTGGGTCCTGCATACTTTCCTGGAATGCATCCACACCAAGAATTTTAGAAAGATCATATCCAGATAAATCTTCTGGAAGAAGGTTTTTAAATCCTTCTGCTCCATACGAAAGACCTTGTGCTGCTGTATCAACCAGACCACCAGGAATATCAGCAAGTAGATATCTCGATAATCCACCACCCATTGCTTGTAATTCTTCAGGTGTTGGTTCATCTAACATACCACCTAAATAATCAGATTGTACTGATTCATTATCAGTTAACAATCCACTATAATATTGACCTTTAGGCATTTGGCAGGGTTTGTTGTGCTAACTGGGCCTGAAGGAGTTGGGCACTCTGCCTCATATGTTCCCTGTCTTTTTCAAGATTGGCTTTGAGGGAAGCTGCATCAATTGTGGTGTTGTACTTGGCTTCCATTTCCATTATTGACAGTTGGGCTTGTGACTCAATCCTGTCTTTCTCCCGGTCATCAAGCCTGATCATCTTCTCCCTTTCCAGTTCCAGTTTGGCAGCATCATTTTGTGCATCTGCCTGGGCTTTTTGTCCCTGGATCTGGATATACTGCTCCTCAGGTGTTGGTTGTGGAGGTTCAGGAGGTGGTGCCTGATATTGTGCAGGATCACCAAAAAAGACACTAGGGTCCTGAAAACCAGCAAGTTCTATCATCCTGGAGAGAGTAGAATGATAATTTTTAAGACTTACTATTGGATTTTCAGGACCAAACTGTTGCAGCATTGTTTCCTGTTTCTGGGCAATAGTTGACAGGAACTGCATTTTTTCCATATCGTTGCCTGCACCAAGTGGGATATCAACTGTAAGGTCCATATCTGAGTCCCAGTAACGTGGGTCAATTGGCACCCATTGGTTATTTAACCGGGCCATTTTTGCCCTGTCCTGGTACTTCACAACAAGATGTAAAATACCTTTATAAAGAGGCTTCAGGGAAGTTTCAGCAAATATCCTGGCAATTAATTCTATGTGTGCCTGTGCAGCTTTAACAGATGCATCAATTCCCACTCTTGCAGTACTGGTCAGGCTCTCAACATCAAGACCCTGTGAGATTTTGGTTATGCCTGTACGACTTGCTTTTATCTCATCGAGCATTCCCATTACACCCAATGCAGGCTGTCCCAGGAATGGGGTGTCTAATTGTGTGACACTTGCTGGTCCTCCTCTTGCACGAATTATACTTCCAACTTCAGTATTGAGGACATCCTTCATATTGACCTGCCCCTCCTGTACAACCATTCTGGGTGAAACTGCCATTACCAGGGAGTCCATCACATTTCTGAGGATAGCACTCTTGATGCGTTGTATATCAGCAACAATATCGGTTATTGAGGCACCATCCCAGGAGTGAGGTGTTGGATCAGGAGTAAAACTGACAAAAGGGATATAATCACAGGGCATCACATCAACAATATTATGGGATGATCCAATTGTGCAGACCTTCAGGAGTTCTGAGTAGTTATCCTGGTCCCTGTCTATGCGTACAAAAGATTCACAGTATAAAACCTTCCTGGAGGCAGGTTCCATGTTGTTCTGGTGCCGGGTTGCATTATCTGCATGCCTGTTGACAAATTCCTCATTATTTGAAAATCCCTCTTCAATCCCGGAGTGTTCTTCAATCACTTCCCTGTCAAATCCCATACTGACGAGTTCAGAGATCGTCTTGTAGGATCTGTGAGAAACAATATCTGCAGAGTCAACTGTCTTGGCAACCCTGGATATCAGGAACTCTTCAGGAGGAAGTGCTTCAATCCTGATCTGCCCCTCCTTAATTCTTCTTTTGAGTGACACATCATAAAGCGGAACACCCTCAGGAGTCTGCCCGGAAGATTCCATCTCAACTTCTTCCACATCTTCTTCTCCTGCCAGTATTTCTGCCTGCTGTTCATCCAGCCCGGTAAACTTGGAAGTATTTACTGTCTCTGTTTCTTCCCACCAGTATTTTAAAACTCCAGTCCGCCTGATGAGTGCATCCTTAAATACAGTCATCAATGTAGTGAAGAAGTTGGGCTGCTGTTCCAGGATCAGGTTATTGATGTAGCTGGAGCATTGTTCTGCCATCTGGATATCTTCAGGCCCCTTTGGTGTAAACTGCATGATCTTCTTCCCACCAAAAAATACCCTGAGGAGGGATGGAAGGATGGCATTGATGGTATCCCTGACATCATAACTGGTTGCACCAGATCTTCCTTCATCATCCTGTTCAGGAAAATGCCCGGAATAATATTTTGACGAGATTACTCTTTCCTGGGAGAGTTCATCACAATACTGGATTGCATCATCAAGAAGTTTGGCTACATAACCCTTAAATTCTTCCTCATCCATCTGCTCTGAGGTTTCAAATTCTTCTTCTTCAATTTCTTCTGGATTTTCTGGTGAATATGCCATATTTGGAAATTTTGGGGTAAAAATGGGAAAAACGAGCTCTCAGAACTCTCTCTACGCTAATTTTTTGATGTTACGAATGCAGTAACATTGCTTTTCTACATTATACCACCAGAATTGGCCTGGGAGGGTGCTGTTGTCAAACGCCACACATTCCTTCACATTCATCTGTGAAAAAATTAAGTTGCCCCATTTCTTCCATAGTCCTAAAATCAACATCACGCAATGGCTTTAAGCTGCGATGTAAATATAGTTCTCCTTCATAAGTGGGACAATTCCTTAACGCTTCATCCACCTGGCAAGTCTCCTCAAACTCTTCAGGCCACTTACTTTTAATCTCTCTCCATTGCTCATCATTATGGTAAGGACATCCAAGACAGGCAGATTTAGGTGGAACCTTATAGCCTTTCTTTTCCAACCAGGCCATGCAATCCTTCCTGCTCATATCCAGGTCATCAATTAAGGGCCATGTGTTTTCAATATACTTAACCCTGCTAGGTTTCATCCTGGC